TGTTGGGCAATAGAATAGACGTTCACACAAAGATGATAGATCTATATAAAGAAGTGCTTGACTAGCTAAGAGTTGTACGTTATTGTCAATATCCCTTAACTAAGGAGCGTAGTATGAGTGAGACACCTACTGCTGAAAAACTGACGAGCGTCTACATAAAGATTAAAGATAGGCGTTCTGAGTTAACAGCTAAATTCAAAGAAGAAGACTCTGCGCTATCCGATCAGTTAAATAAGGTTAAGAAAGCCTTGTTGAAATACTGTGAAGAGCAAGGAGTTGATAGTGTTAAAACGTCAGCGGGTATGTTTTATAGGTCGGCTAGAACACGTTATTGGACTAGTGATTGGTCTTCAATGCATGAGTTTATATTGGAGAACGAAGTGCCAGAGTTGTTAGATAAACGTGTTAACCAGAATAATATAAAGCAGTACCTAGAAGAAAACCCTGACAAGGTACCGAAAGGGTTAAATGTAGATTCTGAGTATATTGTCTCAGTGAGGAGAAAGTAATGTCTAGTAAGTTTGTACCTGTAGATGCTGTAGCAGATCGCTTTGGCATGTCTGTGCATACCGTACGTGGTTGGGTGCGTAGAGGTTTAGTACCTGATGAGTTGTATGTAAAGATTGGAAACACGTATCGTTATGATGTAGATGGTTTGGAAGGTCATTTTTTAGGCCCGAAGAACCAAGAAGTAAGTAAAGAAGAAGTCAAGGAAGTAGTTAAGGAAGAAAGCGGTGATTTTGTTTTTGACCCTGACGCATTAGACGAGGACTTCTAGTGAGAAGGTTAAGCATACGTGGGGGTGAGTTTAGTTTGGTTGGGGATAATCAACAAGAAGTATTATCGTCAGACAATATAAACGTAATCATCATAAATGCCGCGCCTGTATCTAGGTCATACTTTGGTGCTCAGTTCGACCCTAACAAGTCTACTGCACCTGTATGTTGGTCTGATGATACACAACGACCATCTCCCAAGGTACCACAGGAAAACGTGCAAGCACGTAGGTGTATGGATTGCACACAAAACGTACGTGGTTCTGGTGAGAATGGTGGTAGGGCTTGTCGGTTTCAACAACGACTGGCTGTTGTATTTGAAGGCGACTTAGAAGAGGTATATCAGTTGCAGATAAATGCCCTTACTATTTTCGGTAAGGTAGTGAATGGTAATATGAGCATGCAAGCATACGCCAGACACTTATCTACACATGATATGTCCGTTATTGCTGTCGTTACGAATATATATTTCGATAAAGATAGTGTAGTACCCAAACTTTATTTTAAACCTATGCGCCCTGTAGATACTGACACTGGTATCAAGGTTAGCGAGATGGTAACGCACGAAGATACAAAGAAGGCAATAACATCTGTCGTTTCTGTATCAGGTGAAGCACCATCACCGTTCTCCGCTGTTGAGGGTGGGTTTGATATAAACGCGAATTAATTTTATTTAAGGTAAATAGTTATGGCTAATCAAAATAGCACTTTTATGATACAAAACGTTGAGGCGCAATGGCCTCGTATAAACAAAACTTATAAATTTGATAACGCAGAAAATCGCACAGTCCCCTGTGACGCGTTTGATGATGGCGCTAAGTACGAGATTAAATTCCGTATGTCTAAAGACCAAGCTAAGGCTTTGTACTTGGGTATGTGTGAAGCGTATGAAGCCCGCAAAGAGAAAGGTTGGCCCGATAAAGTAGAGATGCCTTTTGCTAAAGATGATGATGGTATGTACTCTTACAAAGCCACCCTAAAAGGTGCTTATGGTAAAGAGGCTACATTAAAACCTGTACAATATGATTCAAAAGGGGTTAAACTACCTGAAGATTTCATGCTTACTACAGGTAGTACAGTCAATATCGCGGTGGTATTCGTACCATATAATATGCGAGAAGCAGGTATCTCATTACGTTTGAAAGCGGTACAAGTTATTAAATACGTACCAATGGAAGCGGCATCACCGTTCTCCGCTGTTGAGGGTGGGTTTGAGTTTTCTTCAGAAGATAATCCTTTCGAAGTTGTACAAGCCCCATCTGCAACCAACGTAATTGAAGCAGAGTTCGGGGAAGAAAAAGCCCCTGAACCAAAGAAAGTTAGCAAGAAGACAACTCCAAAACCAAAAAAGTCTGATGCTGATCTTGCGTCTGTCATAGACGACTGGGACGACTAGTCCAAAAAACTTAGCTAGGTATAACCGAAAAGGGCGCGTCATGCGCCCCTGCTATCTCCACCCTCGGAATTAGGAATGTATTATGGAAGCAGAAGTATTTCTCGATAAAGTAACGGGGAATGAAGGATACTACTGTTTATTTGCGGTCAAGCTAGGCCAAAATGATAGACCACAAACGTTTCATACAACGTATGATTCGTTACTACAAGAAGCACGTAAGCTAGATGCTCGTGGGTATAGCCCATACTTTGCACTGGCTACGTTTGAAGAAAGTGGTTCTCGTATAGCTGACAACGTAAAACAGTTAAAATCTTTCTTTATGGACATCGACTGCGGGGAAGGCAGAGATTATCCAACCAAGAAGGAAGGTCTTCAAGCCCTACAAAGATTTTGTAAGAAGGTTGAGTTACCTCGCCCACTACTAGTTGATTCTGGTAGAGGGGTACATTGTTACTGGCCTTTGTCTGAAACTGTTAGCAGGGACGATTGGAAGCCTGTTGCAGACCACTTGAAACAGCTGTGTAAGAACCATGGGTTTACTATTGATGCGTCAGTAACTGCCGATGCGGCTAGGGTACTGCGTATACCAACTACACATAACCACAAAACTGAGCCGCCCACAGAAGTAACTTTCTTTAGTGATTACGTACCCGATGAAGTTACTATTGCTGAGTTCGCTAAAGTTATTGGTGCGGATAAGATACCCACTCCCCAGAAGATAGACACGCAACCCGCCACTGCTTTTATGGAAGCGTTGATGGGTAACAAGCAACACAAGTTCAAAGATATTATTACTAGAGAATCTAGCTGTGCGCAGTTGGTTGACATAGTAGTTAATCAAGATGGATGTAGCGAACCTATTTGGCGAGCAGGATTATCTATTGCTAAGTTCTGTTCGGATGGCAAGAAAGCCGCCCACGTTATGTCTAAGAACCACCCTGAGTATTCTCCAGAACAGACACAGGATAAGTTCGATAAGATTAAAGGGCCTTATCTATGCTCTCACTTTGATGAGTTTAAACCTGACGTATGCACACAATGTCCGCACTGGGGCAAGATAAAGTCTCCC